GTCCACCCCGAGAACATGGACGCCTTCCAGACCGCCGGCGGGCGACCGCAGCAACCATAGACGTCGACGCGATCGTGGCCGGGATCCGCCGCGAACAACGAACGCGACGCCTGCTGGCGTTTACGGGGTGCGCCGGGCTGTGCGTCCTGTTGCTAGCAGGCGTCGCGTTCGTTGTGGTGCCGATCGGATCGCACTGGCTGGACGTGATCTGGCGGTTCTGGTTCCCGTAGAGTAGGATCGAGGCACCATGAAGAGGCGCCTCTTTCTTTTGGGTCTGCTCTTCACCTTCCTGTCGGCGGGCTGGACGTTGCGTGCGTGCCGCGTGACCGGCGAGATCGCCGCGGCTGATAAGGCGTGGGCGGAGGGGCTGCTGGCGGAGGTGAAAGGTGAGGTGCATCTCGCGGTCCAGACCGTGAGCGCCAAGGCCGACAATGTCGAGAAGAAGATCGACGGCGTCGACGAGACGATCGCCGGACTGCAGGCCACGATCGAGGAACTGAACCTGCGCCTCAAGGCGCTCCGCGACGAACTCAGCAAGCTCACAGGAGGGGACTGATGCCCAAAGGCGACGCCAACGATCCCTGGCTCATCCCCGGCGACTTCACGAGTCCGCAGGTCGCGCTGGCGGACGGTTCGGTGGTCAACGGTCACTTCCTGGAGTGGTCCGACCACACCGCCGAGGACGGCAGTGGCAAGATCAACATCACGAAGGAGATCACGCTCACCTACACGGCGGCGTTTCGTTCCGGGTACGGGGCGGTCGGCGGACTGAAGGCATTCCCGACGGTGCTCCAGAGCACCATCGTGCTCCCGACGGTGTTTGTCGACAACGCCGACAACGTCACGATCAACGGGTTCATCGGGCGCGACATCCGCTTCGACAACGACCGAGTGGCGCTCCTTTCGGTGACGGGTTCGGACAACTGCAAACTCATCAACCCGCAGGCATTCGTGTGGGGCCACCAGCTGAGTGTCGCGCCCTTCAACGCCAACAACGGTCACGCGATCAGGATGTCGGGCTGCCTGAACTTCCTGATCCTGGGCGCGCGACTGTTCTCGCACCTGCACAATCCGGCCAGCCTCACTTCCCTCGGTGCTGGGATCAAAGTCGTCGGCACGAGTACCGGCAAGATTCTCAACTGCACCATCGACAATTTCAGCCTCACCCTCATCGGGTCGTTCTTCGAGGAAGGGTCAATCCGCCTCGACGGTGCCGGCGTGGACGTGACGGTCAAGAATACGTTTGCGAACGCCCGACCTCTGGACGGGGGGGCAGTCGCCTACACGCACTTCATGGCGACCGGAGGCGCGGGCTTCAACGCCGCCTCGAACAACAACGCGGCGGCTGACGGGTCAGCTCCTGGGGCTGCCAGCCAGACGCTTGTGCGGCACGCGAACGTGGCCTTCTACGGGATCGGTGCCGGAAGGGGCGACGCAGTAGCGGGCGGTTCGGCAGACGGTGCTGGCATTGCGGACGCGGACCTCGTCGGGCGCAGTGACATCGACGGCAACCCGTGGCCGACCACTCCGCACATCGGCGCCTGGGCGGTCGCCAAGACGATCCCCTCGATCCCCAGCGCACCAATCACCGCGACCGCGATGGACGGGGTGACTCCAGCCCGCACCGTGATGGTGGGTGAGGCGTGGGCCTACAAGACGGTCGGGGAAGCCCTCGATTGCTTGCGGACTCAGTTCGATGTGAGTATCGCGCTCGCGCACGAGTTGTCTCCTGAACTCGACGGCACCCAGAGAGACGGGGAAGCGGTGCTGGTCTTGATCGACGGCGATCTCGGTGTTCCTCGCGGGGATGATCGGTGCCTCTTCGCGGGCAAAGAGTCGTCGGCGCTGGTACGGCCCAAGATTTGGATCCAGCAGATCGGAACCCGCACCTTCAAGACCGCGAACCCCGCAGTGAAGGGCCGGTGGATGTGGGTTGCCCAGACGAACACCGACACCGACCTAGACATCGCGGGCATCCTCACGACGGACTGCTTCTCTGATCTCGACAGCACTTTCGCGGACCTGGAGCACACGGGAACCTGGGTGCGTCCGGCGGTCTGTGTCGTCTGGGCCTCCAACGCGAGCGCGCCCGACATCACCTTCCGGTTTCGCAACAACCGGATCCTCAATTTCCAGACAAACCCGTTCACTGGCACTTCCGCAATCAATGCGTTCCTGTTGAGCCGAGGCGGTGGCGGGGGAGACATGAACATCGTCTGCGATCTCAACTACTGCGAGAGCGACGTGGTGGATGCCGCGGTCGTGATTTCTGGCGGTGGTGCGCTCCTCCAGATGAGCAGCAGCACCGTGACCATCGGCTCCGCTGGTGGTTCTCTCAGTTGGTCCAACAATACCCTGGTCTCGAAAGGTCTCGTGGCGCCGGCGTCCGGCACTGCCCCCGACCCGCTGGTCGATGGAGGTACGGCAACTGCTCGCCTGACGCATCACAACAATGTCTCCTTTGCGCTCTCCGGCGCCCATACGGAGATGATGCTCTCTACGTTCACCGACACGTCCGACTTGGCGAACGCCACGAGCGATACGAGCGCACCGGGAGGTACGGGATTCATTCGCAACCTTGCGGGCTCGGCCTTCGAGGATGACTCGGACTTCGAGGTCAGTGGTGGAGACTTCCATCCGGTTGTCGGAAGCGTGCTGGAAGATGCTGCCGACGCCGGCACCACGAAGGCGACAGACATCGACGGCAACCCGTGGATCGTCGGCGCGAACATCGGCGCGCTCAACTCCATTGGTGTTGCACCGAGCGCAGTCGCCAATCAGACTGGCGCGGGCGGGTCACGCCATGAGATCTGCTTCACCTTGACGGACGCGACCTCCCGCGCGGGCGACGTCACGCCGCAGTACTCGACCGACGGCGGGCGCACCTGGACCAACGCGACCGTCGTCGACCCGGCCAGCATCCTGGCCCTCGCCTCGAGCCCTGGTGGCACGGAGCACTGCGTGATCTGGGACGCAGAGGCCGACGGGTTCGACGGGACGCTCGTGAGCGTGATGTTCCGAATCGTCACCGCCACTTTCGGCGAGGGCGAGTCGCTGGCCTTCAACGTCCAGGTCTTGCCCGGCGCGGGCTCGCCACGCATGGCCCTGGTGGCCCAGCAACTGCTCGCCGCGGATGTGATCGACGAGGACGACCTCTTCCTGCTCGGTCAGTAGGTTGCGCGGTTGAGGGGGCGCCGCTACCCTGGGCCGGCCAACTTCGGCCGGCTCTTCTCTGGAGACCTACGATGGCTGCACTGCAAGACTCCTTGACCGCGATCGCAGAAGTCTTGGCGGGGCCGGCATCCGACGACGCCGTCGGGGTGAGCGGCGCCAACGGGACCGACATTACCGACACGACCCCGCGCGAGATTCTCGCCGCCCCCGCCTCGGGCAAGCGGTTCCGAATCACTCAGATCGTCGCCCACAACCGCACGGCGGCCGAAGTCCCGATCATCATCATCGAGGATGGTTCGGCCGTCGAACTGTACCGCTTCAACCTGGGCGCCGGCGGTGCCGCGGACAGCCGCGTGATCGTCGACCTCCATCCGCCGATCTTGGTTGCGGTCGACGAGAGCGTCGCCGGCCAGGCGACCACCGCGACGGGCGACACGGTCGTCACGCTGCGCGGCTTCGAAGAGACGCCCGTCTAGCACTCCGAAGGGAGGCTGGGGCCGCGGCGGTGAGCGAGCGGTCCCGGCCGGTCAATCATGGCGGACGACACCCGTCACCAGATCAATCTCGCGCCGACCGACGCGGAGCGGGATGTATTCCTCGAATACGCCAAGCTGACCGGCGGGCCGGGCGCCGACCCAGAGGTGTTCGTCAGGCTGGTGATCGACGACATCGAGTGCATTCGGTTCCGGTCCCAGCCCACCAAGGACATCGTGATCGGCGGCCCGATCGTCGGTGAAGAGTTCGAGGTCAGCACCACCGACAACACCGTCACGACGATCTCGACGATCCCGATTGCGGATGATACGGCCGTGGCCTTGGAGGTCCGGGGCGAGGGAGTCAGGACGAACGGTGCGGATCAGGCGGCCTACATTCGGCGCGCGTTGCTGTTCCGGCGCGGTGGAGGTCCGGCGACAATCGAGGGCTCCGTGAGCAACGAGTGGACTGTGGAATCGGCGTCCGCGTGGAACTTCACGATTGGCGTCTCCGGCAACAACTGCATCATCACCGTGAAGGGCTCCGGCAGTCACGATGTTGACTGGTTTGCCTCGGTGATCCAGCGGGAAAGACCGCTCTAATGGCGCAAGTGCTCTCCACTCCCTTCGGCGCGGGTCTCGCCATCACGGTCGACGCCGACCCCACCATCACGCCTTGTGCGGGGATTCCTCGCGGGTCGGTGATCGTGTTCGATGATGGGGTTGGCGAACCCAAGTGCTATCACAAACACGACGACGCCGACACCGACGCCGACAACACGATTCGGTTCGTGATGGCCAGCGGCGGAGGCGAGGTTCAGGTCGAGTACCTCAATGTGGGCGACCCCTCGGTCCCGGCGGACGCACCGGGCGAAGCCTCATTCGGCGGGCAGGTGATAGTCGATGGGAACGTGACGATCCTATTGGCGCCCACGGCACCGACCGCGGCGGGTGCGTCCCTCACGGTCAACCCGGTGGGCGCGACGGCGGGTGCGTACTTGCTCTACCTCGGCGTGGGTGGCGTCGATTCGATGACCGTGGATGAGGCCGGCAACGCGGTGATCGGCGTGTTGGGCAGCGGCTCGCTGTCTGTGCCGGGCGCCGGGGTTAGTAGTGAACAGTTTGGGTTGGGTGCGTCGGCAGCAGGCGCCTTCACTACGGTGATTGGCGTAAGCGCGACCGGGGCGGGCGAGCGCGCCGTCGTGATCGGCAAGGGTGCCAGCGCGCCAGACCGGGGTGCAATCGTTCTCGGTTACCTAGCAGCGTCTACCGGCACCTGGGGCATAGCAATCGGGGAAAGTGTGACGGCGGCTGCTTGGACTGTCTCGATTGGTGCCACCAGCGACGCGATGACCACCGGCTCGATTGCCATTGGGCGCACGGCTCAGGCCGGCACGGCGAACTACAACATTGCTATCGGCACGAGCGCCAACGCGCAGGGCACCGTCGGGGGCGTGGCGATTGGCTACAACGCGCAGGCGACGACCGGCGCAAGTCCGTTCGCGCTCGGGTATAGTTCCATCGCCACTGGCAACTACTCGCTCGCCTTGGGCTACAACGCGGTTGCTTCGGGTGCCGGCGCGGTCGCCATTGGATATCACACAGACGCCACGGTCGCCTTCGGATTTGCGATGGGCTACAACGCCCAAGCGACCGGCGGGTCGTACGCGACGGCGCTGGGGTACTCGGCGAACGCCTCGGCGGCTGCCGCGTTCGCGCTCGGCGCGTTCGCCACAAGCGCCTATGCCGGCATTGCGCTCGGCTACCATGCCGACACGACCGCCGCGGGCCAGTTCGTGGTGGGCGCGTCGGAATCGCCGATCACCGCCATGTACATCGGTGAGGGCGTGACGAGTCCGGAGCCGAGCGACTTCACGCTCAACGCCACGGGCGGCAGTGGCACCGACATCGCCGCTGGCGAGTTTATCGTGGCCGTGGGTCGCAGCACAGGTGCCGGCGATCCGGGAAGACTCATCTTCAAGACGACCGCCGTAGAGGCCAGCAGCGCGACGCTTCAGGCGTTGCGGACGGCGCTGGTTCTCGATGACCTGAATGCGGAGTTCAAGGGCACGGCATCGATTGCGTCTAAACTAACCGTTTTTGGTGAAATAGAGCTGAACAGTACTCTCAACCACGACGGCGCAAACATCGGCTTCTATGGCACCGCCCCCATTGGGAAGCAGATCGGAGTGGCCGTGACCGCCGCCGCGGTTCACGCCGCCCTCGTCAACCTCGGACTCATCGCCGCCTAGTTGGGGATCGGAACCAAATGCTACACCTCACCCCGCAAGCCCTGCTCGACCAACTGTTGGCCGAGTCCGACAAGCCGCTCCCCGCCGAGGGCGAGGAGTCCATCACGGATTACCTGTCGTGCGCGGTGGTGCTCGTCGACGACGCCGGCGCCGAACTTGGTGTTTCGGCAACCGTGACGCTGCGGATCGGGCAGTCGGACGATCCCGCTGACGGCCCCGAGGCACAACGTGCGCGCATCGCGGTCTGCCACCTGCGGGGCGCCGGTAACCAACTCGGCGGACACCGTCGCCACCTGCCGATGCGCGACCTCGACGGCACGCGCCAGATCACCGAGACGGTCGAGATTCCCGATCCGACCGACGAAGAACCCGACCGCAAGCGCGAGGAGACACAGAGGCGCGTCGTCGCACGGACACTCCGTGGCCTGCTCGGCGAACTCGTCGACGAGGCGAAGGACTGGCAGCCGCGCCCCGGCGACGGCTGGAGCAAAGTCGTCACCGCACTACGTGATGCCGCCAACCAAGGAGACCGATGATGGCGATACCGAAAGCGATCCAGAAGATCTTCGACCAACTACTCCATGAGGAGCCGAGAGGATCGGGCGCTCTATTCACTGGCCCGCTCGCCAACCTGATGGCCTCCAAGATTGCGTGCGAGGATCTGGTCGAGGTCGGCGACGAGAAGGCGAAGCGCGCGGCCGACGAGCTCCTCAAGGTCTTCACGGGGATGCTCGATTCCTACACGGCCGGGAAGAAAACAGTCGAGGATCTCTACACCACGGCTGCCGAACGGGCCGCCGCCGGGAAGAAGAAAGCGGCGGCGAAGAAGGCTCCCGCCAAGGCCGAACCGAAGGCCAAGGCGAAGCGGAAGTCCGCCAAGAAGAAGAGCGCCAAACGACACTGATGCCACCCAAGACCACGAAGAAGAAACGCAAGCGCAAGAAGAAGGCGAGCCCGAACGGGCGTGCGCCCGCGGCGCCCCCGTACATCAACCCGAACCTCGCCGCGCTCGTCAGGCCGATCGAGGGGCTGCGGGAGGATCCGGGCAACGCGCGTCTGCATCCGCAACGCAACCTCGACGACATCCGCCGGAGCCTGTTCGCGTTCCACCAACAGACGCCGATCGTCGCCCTCAAGGACGGGACGGTCATCAAGGGCAACGGCACGCTGCGGGTCGCGCTCGCGTTGGGCTGGGATCGGATCGCCTGCATTGAGTTCGACGGCACCGCCGAGGACGCGACAGCCTACGGGATCGCCGACAACCGCACCGGCCAGAGCTCCGAGTGGGACGACGAGAAGCTCGCTGATCTCCTGTCCAGCATCGATGGCGACGTCAGGATCAATACCGGCTTCGACGAGACCGAGATCGGCGAACTCCTGCACGGGCTCGGCCGACTCGGCACTCCCGAGGGCGACGGCAAGACCGGCGCCGACGACGTCCCGGATCCACCGGACAAACCGATCGCCAAACCGGGCGACGTGTGGGTGATGGGTGACCACCGAATCATCTGCGGCGACGCGCTAGAGCGCGACACCTACAGCCAACTGCTCGGAGACGAGCGCCCAGAACTGCTGTTGACCGATCCGCCCTACGGAGTCGCATACCAGGACGCGGCAAAGAACCGGCTCCAAGGCGATCTGACGCAGGCGGCGTTTCCGATAGCGGTCGCGTGCGCGGTCGAGGTGCTTTCCGACAATGTCTTGCGCCACAACGGCTACCACTCGCAATTCGAGATGGTGTTGTATGCCTGGAAGGGTTCCGGTGGTGGGTTGGACTTCTGGAACGGCGATCGCAAACAGAGCGACGTCTGGAACGTGTCGCGGGATGGCGACCGACTTCACCCGACGCAGAAACCGGTGGAAGTTTGCAGCATTCCGCTTCGCAACAGCAGCAAGGCAGGTGACATTGTCCTTGAGCCGTTCGCCGGTTCCGGCAGTACGATCATCGCGTGCGAGCAACTTGGGCGGCGGTGTCGTGCAATCGAGATCGAGCCCAGGTGGGTCGACTGTTGCGTGAAGCGCTGGGAAGAATACACTGGCCGGACTGCCGAGCGCGTAGCGCCCGGACAGTAGTAGCGGGACCATCGACCCCGTTGCGGCATCGGTGCGGGGTCTCCTTGGAGGCCCCGTTCCATTGACGGCGCGCCGCGAGCCCGCTACGGTACCTGGGCCTTGCACCGAGGAAACCGATGGCCGACATCCCAGAAGCAGGACTCGCCCAGAAGAAGCGGCGCATCTTCGTGCAGGGGACGAACGCCGACACCGGCGCATCGGCTGGCGACTTCGCGCTCTGGAACGCGCGCTCGGGTTTCGACTGGCAGGACCAGGGCGCGGTCGACGACGTGGCGATGTTTGCGGCCTCGACCAACGTCGGCGACACCAGCCGCACCTTCAGCGTCGTGGGGATCGCGGGCGGCAAGCTGATCAAGAAGCAATTCACGCTCGACGCCTCCGACTCGCAGACCGAAATCCCCATCCCGTCCGGCCAGGCGACCGGCGGATGGGATCAGATCCTCGACGTCATCTGGGACGACGTGAATGCAGATGCGCTCGGCAACATCTTCGTCTACGCCGTGACGGGCAACACGGCAGGCATCCCGACTGACCTCAACTCGATCCGCGGCAAGATCGACATCGGCGAACAGCGCGCCCGCATGGCGGTGTTCGAGGTTCCTGCTGGCTACAAGGCCCGCATCCTCCGCTGGTTCGGCGCGGCCTCCGATGGTCGCCTCCGGTTGCGCGTGAGTCGCCTCGGCAACGCGCTCGGTTTCGAGACCGTGGACGAACACGACGCAGCCGGCGGACCACTCGATCGCGGGCTCCCTCCGGGCGACCCGCGGTTCAGCCTCCTGGCGGGCGCACTCGTGAAGATGACGCTCGACACCGACACCGCCGCGACCTCCACCGCCGCGGGCGGCTTCGAGATCTTGCTCCTCAAGGATGAGTAGATGCCCCGCACCCTGAAGGCACTGTCGCTCACGTCCGACCGCCCCTGCCAGGTTTCCTTCGCAGGCAAGACGGCGCGCGTGATCGTGTTCGTCTCGTCGGCCGGTCGCTTCAGCGTGGACGTCAAGGGCATGACGGTCGGCCAGGCTGCCCAACAGATCACCACCAACTGCGTCGGCGTGACCGCGCACGCCACGCGCGAAGCGTCCGGGATGCAGATCTCGCACCTCCGAGCCTTCAAGGACATTCCGCTCAAGCCAGGCGTCGAGGCGATCCTCAACCTCAAGGCGCCATCGGATCGTGCTGCGTCGGACGAAGCTCCGGTGGTGCTGATCCTGATTGATCCGAACGACCCGGACGATCTGTTCTCCGAGTACGTCGAACACATGGTCCCGAGGTCCAAATGGGCGCGACGGAACAAGGCAACGGAGACGGCCGAGTCGACGGCGAGCTAAGCGGCTCCCACATCGCGGCCCTGCAGGCATCGACTGCCCGGCTCAATGGCCGGGCCAAGTCGTCTGCGCCCAAGCATAAGAACGCGCGGTCGTTCCACCTCAGCCTCAACACCCTCGAGCTCGAGCCGATCTTCCGCGCCGCCGATCCGTTCGGCACCCACGCCTGGGTGTACGCGGGCGCGATGGCGATCGCCCTCAACCTCAGCCAGGCGCCCTTCCTGGTCTTCGAGGAGACCGACGACGAAACGCAGCAGCGCGCCGCCAAGGCGATCAAGCGCGGCAAGCCCCCGCGCGCGCGCGCCGGCCGACAGCGGACTGCGGTGGAGCGTCACCTCCTGGCGAAGACCCGCGCGGAGAACTTCTACGAGCTCCGCGCGCTCGAGCCCGCTCTCGATCACGAGCTCGCGCCGGTGTTCCGCAACCCGAACGATCTCCAGAGCGGCCGCGAGCTCTGGCAGGTCACGGCGATGTGGATGGCGCTGGCGGGCGAGGCGTTCTGGATCCTCACCGGGCCGGACATGGCGCGGCTCGCCCCGAACGAAACCCCCACCAACATATGGGCGCTCTCGCCGCGACTCTTCGAGCCGACGATCCGCGATAACATGTTCGTCGGCTGGGAGTTCAGCGGGAGCACCTCGCGGTCACATCGCCTCTTCCACTCGATCTCGCTCGAGATGCACGAGGTCGTGCAGTTCAAGTTCCCCAACCCGCACGACCCACTCCGCGGCTTCAGTCCGCTCTCGCCCGTCGCCAACGCGATCTCCACTGACCTCGCGATCGAGCAGCACAACCGCGCGCTGCTCGAAAACAACGCGGAGCCGGGCGGGATCTTCATGTCCGAAGAGGCGATGGATCCCGACGAGGAGGAAAAGTTTCGCAACGATTGGAACGAGCGCCACCAGGGGCCGCGCAACCGGCGCCGGATCGAGATCCTCACGGGGATCAAGTTCGTCCCGACCGCCTTCAGTCCCGAGGACATGCAGTTCCAAGATCAGCGCCGCTGGAACCGCGAGGAGATCCTCGCGGTGATGGGTGTGCCGAAGTCGGTTGTGTCGGTGACGGAGGGTCTGAACTTCGCCATCCAGCGCAGCCAGGACTTCAACTTCTGGGACAAGCGGTTGCTGCCGATGCTCCGGATCTTCGAGGACACGGTCGACCAGACGGTGTTCTTCAAGGAGACCGACAACGTCGTCGGCGCGTTCGATCTCAGTGCAGTCGAGGCGTTGCGGGAGGGTACGAGCGCGAAGATCGAACAGGCGACGCAACTCGCCAGCCCGCCGCTCCATATGCCGCCCGAGGACGCGTTCAGGATCGTCGGTCTCGCGGTGCCCGAGTACCCAGGCAGCGACATCGCGGTCCTGCCACCGACGCTGGCGCCGGCCGAGGACGTGACGGCCGGGACAGACGACACAGGTGGCGACGGCGACGCGCAGTTCTTCAACCAGGGCAAGAAGCCCCGCACGGCCAACAAACCGCGTCGCGTCTCCCGTTCGCTCAACCGTTGGCGCGAGCTCATCGAGCAGGTGCAGATCCCGTCCGAGCGCAAGTTCCGCCGCGCCTGGCGCCAGTGGGTCCAGGAACGCCGCGACATCGCGCTCGCCGCGATCGACGCGCTCGCGGAAGAGGCCAGCCTCAGTCCGCTCTCGGCGTTCGCGCTCGCCAAGCAGTCGCCCGAGGAAATCGAGGGTCTGCTCGAGGAGCTCGAAGAGATGCGCCGCGGCCTGCGCTCGCGCGTCCGGCCCGTCTACAGTGGCGCCTCCTCCCTCACGATCGACTCCGCGATCGAGGGCGAACTCGGGGGCGTGTCGACCTTTGAGACGGACGATCCGCGCTTCCTGCAGGTGATCGACGACGCGGAGAAACTGCTGGTCGACTCGACCAGCAACACGCTCCGCAACCAAGTCCTGCGGACGGTGCGGACCGGCGTCCAGGAAGGCGAGACGATCGGAGAGATCCGCGCGCGCGTGGCGCGGGTGTTCGACATCGCGGCCTCCTCATCCAAGACCCTGCAGGTCGCCCGCACCGCGTCCGCCAGCTTGATGAACCGGACCCGCAATACCGTCTTCAGCCTCTCGGGGATCGAGGAACGGAACTGGCAGACCGCGGGCGACGAGGTCGTGCGCGAGGATCATGTCGCCTTCGGCAACGCCGGCGCCCACGACGCGGGGTTCAACTGGCTGGACGTTGTAGGCAAGGCCGGGATTCTTGAGTACCCTACGGATCCGCGCGCGCCTGCCGAGCAGGTGATCAACTGCCGCTGCGTTGAAATTCCCGCCTAGCCTGGAGGCACCGATGACCTGGGAAGCCAAACTCGCTGCCTGCAAGTCCGCGCGGACCCTCACCGGTTTGGCGGAGGTGGCGAAGTTCCTCGCGGCGCGCGAAGACGCTACCACGCTCGGCACGGCGGAAGCGGACGGATTCAAGGTCTACAAGCTCGTCACCGGCGACTCCAAGATCACGCTCCCGCCGGCCGAGCGCATCGAGGAGCTCGCGCGCGAGGCCGGCATCGAGTTCGAGCCCGGTATGGAGGACCGGGTCCAAGCCTTCTGGGCGTCCGACGAACGGGTCGACCGCGATGGCGACATCATCCGGCAGAACTGGGAGCTCGCCGAGTTCCTCAAGAACCCCATCATCCTCTTCGGCCATCAGTGGTTCGCGGCCCCGATCGGCGTGTCGCTGATCACCGAGGTCCGCGACCGGCTCGACGACGACTTCCAGGGCCGCGCGCTCTTCATGCTGCTGATGTTCGCAACGGCCGAGCAGAGCGAAGAGGCCGACCGTGTGTTCCGGCTCATCAAGGCCGGATTCCTGAAGACCGGGTCGGTGGGGTTCCGCCCGATCGAGATCCTCATCATCGACGACGCGGAGGAACGCGCGAGCCTCGGCCTGGGTCGCTGGGGCGTCATCTTCAACCGCTCGGCGCTGATCGAGTTCTCGATGGTTTCTGTGCCAGCCAACCCCGGCGCCCACACCCTCAGCGCAGTCAAGGCCCTGACGGAAGTCGACGTCGTGGCGCTGCGGGAGTTGCGCCGGCGTGAGTGCGTGGCGGGCCTCCACAGCATCGCCGATTACGTCGCGGCCGACAACACGCTCGCCAAGGCCCTCGCCGACGTCTTCACGTTCGAGCCGCTCGGCGATCTCACGGAGGAGATCGTCCGGGACAGCGTCTCGCCGGTCGTGCACCCTCTCGTGCCGATCGATGAGGAGTCCGACTGGGACGGTCGGAAGGGACACCACCACAAGACCCGCAACGGTCGCGAGATGGTGTTCGAGTCCGGCGTCACGCTGGCGATGCTCCACGAACTCAACCGCCGCGGCCGGAAGTTCGGGACGATCCCGATCGGCGCCGACCAGGCGGTGCTCGAGCACTTGGCGATGCACCTCGCCGCGTTCGGCCGTGAGACTCCTGACGGACGTGAAGGCATCGTGGCCTGGGTTGCCTGGGTCCAGCGCGGGACCATCGAAGAGTTCCACGCCTGGCTGGAGGAGCGCGGCCTCGCTGCAGTCCTCGCGGCATTCGCCCAGAAGGCGTTCCCGAACGAACACGCCTGCCGGGTGCGCGACCCCGGCGACTTTCAGGAAGATAGCTTCCGGCGCATCACGCGCGAGACCGATGAGGGCAAGGAGTTCGCCGTCATCGTGGGCCGGCTCGAGGGCGAGGACGACACGACCGCGCAGTCGTTCCGCTACCCCACGAGCGACTGGACGGAGTCCGAGGCGCGCGACGCCTGCACGAGCGCCGACGGGATCCTGTTCGAGCCTGCCGAGGATGACGACGAGGAAGAGGAAGAGGATCTCCACGACGACGAGGACGACGACGACGAGGAGACCGAAGGCGCCCACGACGACGATGATGACGAAGACGAGGATGACAAGGCGCTTGCCACGCTGACCGCGTTGATCGCGGCCGAGATCGCCCGCCAACTCGCGCCCCTCAAGTCTCAACTGCAGTCGCTCAACACCACCCTGGGGGATGTTCGGCGGTTGCTCGAGGAACAGGCCGACCGGGTCGAGCCGACCACCGACGACCCCGACCAAGACCCTGCGACGGCCGATGCCGCCACCCAAGCCTACAGTCTCATCATGGAGCTCGACCTCGAACCCACCGCCGCCGAAGAGTAGTGCGGCGCATTGGGGGGTTGCGGGTTTTGCGAACACACTGCTAGAATCTGAACGATCGAGCGGGGATCTCCCGCGGCACATTCATCTCTCGGGGGAAACCGTCATGGCTGGCACCGCAACGCTGACCGACAAGGAACTCGCCGAGTTCCGCGCCGCGATCGAGACCTTCAAGGGCAAGGTCAAGGACTACGACGGCTGCCTCTCCGCCGTCGAACTCATCAAGGCCCAGCTCGGCGACGTCGACTTCAAGGCGATGCTCGAGACGATCGAGAAGCAACAGGTCGCGTTCGACCGCGCCGTCAAGTATGTGCAGAACGGCGGTCTCGGCCTCGGCGTCCGGGCGATGATCCCCGGCCTCGAAGACGGCATCGGCGACTTCTCGATCCTCCGCGCGATGGGTGCCTGTACCCGCGCCGCCGGAAGCAAGGAGAAGTTCAAGGCGCTCGCGCCCCACGAGTACGAGGTGATGGAGCACGCGCGCCAGTACGTCCAGACCAAGACCAGCCAGACCAACATCGACGACCGCGGCGGATTTTTCGTCCCAGACCAGGTGATCGCCGAGGTCATCGTGGCGGTGTTCGCCAAGTCGGCCTTCCTGACCCTGCCGGGCGGCGAGGGCCAGACCCGCGTCCGCGTCATCGACGGCCTCGTCGGCGACCCGGTCATCATCCCGCGCTTCGATCGCGGAATGGAGGCGTTCTGGATCGACGAGCGCGCCCCCTACCAGGAGAGCGAGGTCACGGTCGGCCAGATCACCCTGCGGCGCAAGAAACTCACGGTGCTCGCGACCATCACGGAGGAGATGCTCCGCTGGGGCGCGTTCGGATTCGAGCAGCTGTTCCGCGACGACATGTCGACCGCGATCGCCACCGAGGTCGACCGGACGATCATGTTCGGCAGCGGCATCGGCAACGAGCCGCGCGGCATCCTCGCGCACGACACCGTCCAGTACTTCTCGCACGACACCGAAGAGCTCACCACCGCCGCCGGTCCCGCGACGACCGCGGGCGGCGAGCCCAACTTCGATGTCCTGCAGGACATGATGGGCGCGATGGAGGACGCGAACTTCGAGGCCGACTCCTCCTTCGCCTACATCGCGCACCCCCGCTTCTGGCGCAAGCTGAAGCAGCTGAAGATCGACAACTTCTCCGGCCAGGCCGCGAACCAGCCGATCCTCGTCGGCATCCCGATGCTCTCGGACGCCAAGCTCCGCGAACTCGTCGGGTTCGACATCGGTCGCTCGACCCAGATCCCCACCACCGACGCGGCGGGCGCCCAGAAGGGCTGGACGACCGCCGGTGCCGGCGCGGACGCCGCGCACTCGACGGTCTTCGCGGGCAACTGGAACCAGTTCCTGTTCGCCCGCTGGTCCGGCATCGACGTGCTCGACGACGGCGGCCTGACCCGCTTCCGCAACGACGAGACGCTCATCAAGATGCGGATGTGGGCCGACCAGGCCATCCGCCAGCCCGAGGCAATCGTCGTCTCGCCCGACGTGCGGGTCCGCGTCTAACAGCGCCCGCCCCCTCGCCTGTCTGTCACTGAGACCGACACCTTTCTGTTCTGGGGCCGACCCCGCAACCGCAACCCGCACCGGAGCAAGTCATGGACCTCACCTTTCACACGCGGCACATCGCGTCGGTCGTGGCCGGTCCTGCGGACACGGTGGCGTCGGGTGGCGGCACGCTCAACAGCCGCAACACGGTCGACGCCCACAAGCTCGGCCGCAAGCTCACCTACCTGGTGAGCGCCGACCTGACGGGCGTCATCGAGGCGACGCCCTTCCTGGTCGTGATCGGCACATCGATCGACGGCGGCTCCAACTTCACCGACACCCTCCGGGACGCCGACGGCGACGAGATCGTGTTCGATGTCGCGGAGACGTTCGCGGCCGGCGCGCTCGACTCCGACGGTGTGATGGTCGCCACCATCAACATTGACGGCGCCAAGGATCCGACGGGCGCGGCGATCGATGCCTACCGCCTCGAGTTCCAGAACGACGACGCCGGCGACACGGTCGAGGTGATGGCGATGGCCGTCATCAGCGATCTCTTCGACCTGCCGGCCGTGCAGACGGCCGTCGACCAGGCGTATGGGCCGCTCTTGCGCCCGACGATCTAGCCCTTCCACAGAGCACCAACTTCGCTTCGCGCAAGGCCCTCGGCGTTTACGTCGAGGGCCTCTCGCGTTAGACTGGCGGCGCCATGCTGCAGCAAGACGTCAACGTCAGGAACCAGGGTGACACCGACCCGGTCAAGCAGGCGCCGCCCGCGAAGGACGATGTCCTGCGGGTGAAGCTCGAGCTCGGCCTGGTGAAGCGGGTCCGCCTGCAGCTGTTCGATCGCCAGCAAGGTGACGCATGAGCACGCTCGACAGCAAGCTGACGGTGGTGCGCGGGACCGCGGCCGACGTGGAGTTCACGCTGGTCGACCAGTTCGGCGAGGTCGAGGATCTGCAGGGCTTCACGGACGGGCGGGTGGCGTTCGTGGAGGAGCTGGGCGATGCTGCGCTCGTCGACAAGGCGATCGCCACTGCCGACATCGAGCCCGGCGGCCGTAAGGGCGTCGTGCAGTTCAGCCTCACCGGAGCCGAGACGGCACTGTTCCTCCCCAGTAGCGTAATCGGCACGTTGGAGCTCGACGTACCGCCCTCAGGCACCGAGAAGAAACACAGCGAGACGTTCGTCGTGCTGGTCAAGCCGAAGGTGATCTGATGAGCATCTTCCCGATCTCACGCGCGCGGGAAACGCTCCCGGAGATGGACCTCCAGGAGTTGACGTTCCTCCGCGACTCGGTCGTGACGTTGTGGGAGAGCGCGACGCGACGTCTCTGGGATCGGCGCGTCGATCACGTCCAGGAGATCAACCTCGACGAACGGTACCTGCAGCGAAAGCGCTTCATCTACCCGGAGCTCTACCCGATCGAGACGATCGCGGTGCGGGAGTTCGACGACGACGAAGACGTTGCGACGGAGCCGGACCTGGTGGCCGGCACCGACTATGTCCTGCGCGCCACGAAGGGCGAGATCAAGCGTCTCACCAGGCCGACCTTCGGCGTGACGCTGAACCGTGACGCCAACTGGAAAGAGAACGTCCGGCTCACCATCACGGGCGGCTACGGCGCCGATCCGGCCGCACGGATCCCCGAGGAGATCACGCGCGCCCTGCAGGCACAGCTGGCCTTCATGGCGCAACGGCTAAACTCGGATCGCATCGCGCTGTCGAGTCAGACGGTTTCGTTCGGCGGGACCAACGCCGCCTCGCAGTTCCTGCAGCCCGCCCACTGGGCTGCGCTCTTCCGCCAGACCGTGAACCGGAAGATGCTCCGCGCCCGCTGGTAGCGATGACGCTGAACGTGAGCATTCAACTCTCGCCCGAGACGTCTCGCTTCCTCCGACGGGTGGGCGACACGCTCGGGGCGGCGAAGCTCAGGCGGGAACTCATCCGGTTCAATCAGAAGCAGGCGCAGAAGGCGGCCGGCACTGTCGTCAGGACGCAGTTGTCCGGCCAGGCGCTCGGCCGGCGCACCGGCACGCTCGCCCGATCGGTGGAGGGCCGCGTCGGCACGACCGCCGGACGGTTGCCCGCGATGCGGATCGGCATCTTCAAAGGCCCCGCCACCAGGTACGCGGCCGTCCAGGAGTTCGGCACCAAGGGGAAGAATCCCGCGAGTCCGATCCCCACGATCCGGCCCATCACCGCGAAGGCGCTGGCGATCCCGATCAATGACAGTCTGACGGGCGCGGGCGTGGCGAAGTTCCTCGGCCCGCGCAGCGACCCGCGCGACCTGGTCTTCATCCCGTTCGCCCGGAACACGATCGTCATCGGCGCACTGTTCGAGCGCAACCGGATCCGCGCGGCGCAGACGGCCGCGGTCGGCACCCTGAACCTCCGAGAGGTCAAGGCCGCCTACCTGCTCATGACGGAGGTCGACATCGCGCCGACCTTCTGGCTCTCGCGTGGCGTCGATCTCTACATCCCCACCTACACCGAGGAACTGCTAGACTTCCTGGGCGACTTCATCGTGAGCGCGAGGATCTGATGCCCGACGCCCCACCCGCCGAGACACCGAAACTGCGATCGAAGCGACGGCAATTGTCGGAGGCGCTCACCAAGATCTGGCGGGAGCTCCGGAACGGCGACTACTTCGTCCGCCGCGGCGGGATCGAGTGGGCGACTTTCGACTTCAACGCCCACCCCCTCGCGGTCTCGATCATGCTGCCCAACTTCCCGGTCCTGGTCCCAAACGGCAGGGGGATCATGGAGTTCGAGATCCTGCAGCGGGCGCGGAACTGGCAGGCCGAACAGAAGGACATCGACGACGAGTCGCTTGACGACTTGTGGGACGATGTCTCAGAGGCTATAAAGAGGTTGTTGCTGGTGAGGCTCGACGAGGATCAGACCGTCCCGGTCATCCTGCACGTCACCGAGTCCGCGCCCGCGACCGAGGCAGCCAACGTCGAACAGCTCGGCGTGCAGGGTCTCACCGTGAAGATCGAGTTCGACTTCTAACCGGAACCGGAGAACCGCCATGCCCAACGTAGGCTTCCAGGACATTTGGGTCGTCGGTGCGCGTGTGTTCTTCCGGCGCGATCCGATCTTGAGCGTCGTCCAGCCCATCCGCGACCTCGGTGTCGTGCAGGCGTTCACGCCCAACATCGAGACCGAAGAGGCCGAGTGCGAGGACACCGACGGCGGCGTCCGTGTGGTGGTCGCCAAGCAGGTCACGCGGGCCGAGGAGTCCTATGACCTCGAGCTCAAGAACCTCGGGCCGGACGGGCTCTCGGATCTGTTCCTCTCGACGCCCGCGGAGGAGTTCACCCAGTCCGCGACGCCGGTCGTCGACGCCGATCAGTTGGCGACGAACCCGGTCCGTAAGGGCTTCCTGATGCCGGTCGAGACCGCGCTCGGCGTCCACATCCAGGATCTCGCCAGCGTCGACGCCGTCAAGGATCCGACCGGCGTCACGACGTTCGTCGAGGGCACCGACTACGACGTCACCTCCCTGCAGCGCGGCTTCATCCGAATCATCGAGTCCGGTTCGATCGTTGAGGGTGACCTCCTGAAGCTCTCCTTCACGCCGAACGCGATCTCGGGGCTGCGGAAGGTCGTGCCGCTCGGCCAGACGCTCATCCAGGGCGACATCGAGATCTACCTGGGCCGCGAGAACAACACGCGCCAGACCGTCCGCAAGGGCCGCGCGTCGTTGCTCCCCACCGGCACCGCGTTCGCCATCGACGACTTCTCGACCTACACGCTCCAGGCGACCTTCCTCAGCGACCTCACGCTGGCGGAGCCCGCCGGCGACATGGTCTCCTTCCTCGGCGACCTCCCCGCCACGTCGTAGCGCGACGGGCGCGCCGGCTGTACTATCCTCGGAGCGCGCCCGCCATCGTGCGGGCGCGTTCCATGTAACTACAGCCCAAGGTACAGCCCGTGAAAGACCACAAAGCCCACGACGAGCAAGGCGAACCGATCAACTTCGCCGTCCTGTTTCCGGGGCGCCCAGTGGAGTTGCCTCCGCCCCTCGACGTCGTGAAGGTCGTCGTCTGGCCGGCCAGCGTGGCGCAGATGCGGAAGTTCTCCGAGGCGATCAGCAGGTTCATCTCTCGCGTCTCCCTGATCAAGTTCTCCGACCACCTCGATGAAGAGGCGCGGGTCACGATGATGATCCCGCACCTCATCCCGATCGTGCTCGACGAGATGATCGACCTCGTCAACGAGTGCACGATCGGCCTGGACCTGACGGTCGACCGGATGCCGCACTGGATGTGCGCGCCGCTCGTACACGCCTGGCTCGAGGAGAGCCTGTTGGGGGAAGGGAAAGTCGAGCCCTGGATGAACGCGCTGAAGCAAGGGATCGACTCCATCGCCAAGGGGACGGCTCAGGTCAGCGCATTACCGTCGACCTCGGTGACGCCTTCCAGACTCTCATCGACGCCGGACATTCCTTCGAGTCCATCGTCGGAATCGAGCGAGAAGGATGCCCCTACCGAGGCTACTCCATCCCTCAGTACAAGTACTTCCTGAGACGGGTCGCGCGCGCGAACAAGAGGGCTCGCGCGGCCGAGATCACCGCCACCGCGATGGCGATCGCCGGCGCCCTGGATAAGAAGGGGCACGCGCAACTGAGGAAAGAAGTCACCTACCTGCAGAGGGGCGACGATGGTTGAGCGACGCGTCACCATCCTGACCCAGCTTGTCGATCGGATCAGCAAGCCGCTGGACCAGATCAGCAAGAACTTCAGTCAGGTGAACGATTCCGCGGAGGCGGCGTCGGCGAGTTTCCGTAAGGTGACTGTGTCGGCGCGGCCGATCGCGGCCGGGCTGAAGAACGCCGGGCGGGCAGCGGCAACGACGGTCGTGGGGCTTACGGGCGTCGCCGCGTCCGCGGCGGCGGCGAGTGCCGGTGTCGGCGCCGTTGCGGCGACGACGGTGGTGGGAGCGGGCGGGCTCGCCACTCTCGCCGGCAGTGCCGCGCCTGTCGTCGACAACCTCGGCAAGATCGGTGAGCGCAGCAAGACTGCGTCCACAGACCTGGCGGCGATCGGCACGCGAGGCATCGAGACGGCCGGAAAACTCGGCACGCTCACTGAGTCGCTCAAACAGGTCGGTCTCAACATCCGCGCGGCGTTCGTCGAACGTGGGCGCCAGGTTGAGTTTGATGTTGCGATCGAACGCAGGGCGGAAGCCTTCCGCAGGTTGGCCGCTGCTGTTACGGCCGAGCGGGAAGCGGAGCTCGCGCGGAACCGCCAGGCCAACAAGGAGGTTGCAACCACTGCAGCGGCGGTCGCCAGCCAAGAGCAAGCACTCGCCCGCCGCAACGCGCAACTCAAAATCGCCGCAGACGAAACCAAGGCAGCGACAGCGGCAAACAAGATCGCCAGCAAGGAGGTCGATCTTCTGACGAAGGAGTTTGAGGAACTCGGGAGGGCGGAGGTGAAGGCCGCCGCCGCGTCAGAGAAGGTCACCCAGGCCGTCAGGCCGATGGCGCGTTCTGTCCGAGAGGGAGCGGACGCGAACGAGTTCCTCGGCCGCACGACTTCCTCGGCCGCGGCCGGCTTGAAGCGAGTCGAGCAGCAGGCCAAGCGAACCCAGACCACCTTCAGCAAGCTGCTCAAAACTCTGAAGCCGCTGATCGCGGGCTTCGCTGGCATCGCGCTCGTGCGTCGGAGTTTCGCCGCTGCCCAGAAGCAGGCCCAGGCAGAGGCCGCACTCTTCCAGGCGCTCCGTGGCAACGTCCAGGAGTTCGAGAAGCTGAACGCGCTCGCCAAGGAGATCCAGTCGCGGACTGTGGTCGGTGATGAGGAAGTACTCCGGGTGTTGTCGTTGCTGGCCAACGCCGAGGTCGGGTTCGACCGGCTGGGCGTGTCGATCGAGGCCATCGTGCAGGCGTCGGCGGCGCTGCAGAAACCGCTCGACACCGTCGCCACCCAACTGCTGCAGACGCTCGCCGGCGAAGTGCCGCGGACCCTCAAGGCGCTGGTGCCGACGCTGCAGGATCTGACGAAGGAAGAACTCGCCGCCGGCGCTGCGTTCGACGTCATCGCTCGCTCGCTCGGCGGCGCCGCGGAGGCGATCGCCCGGACTCCGTTCGGCCAGTTTGAACAGACGACCAACCGGCTCGGCGACCAGCTGGAGAAGCTCGGGGACGTGCTGGTCGGCGTCGTCAACCCGGCCATCGAGACCGTGACGGACGCGGTCGAGGGTCTCACGGGCGCCTTCGACGGGCTCATCAGCCCCGAGACGCAGGAGGGCTTGGGTGACCTGTCGAGTGGCTTCCTGAAGCTGGTCGCTGAGGTCGCGCTCCTTTCGGGCGGGCTCCTCCTTGCCGTCAAGGCCATCAAAGGGATCCGGGCGGCGAGCATCGCGGCGGTCGGTGCCACCGCGGGTCTCACTGCCGGCCTCGGGATCGCCTTCGCGGCCGCCACGCTGCTGATCAAAATCCTCGAAGTCCAGCGAGAGCAAGAACGTCGCGATGCTGCGGTGCGGGCGAAGAGCACGGTCGCCGTCACTCAAGCGCGTCAGCGGGAGCGCGAACGCCTTGAGCGCGCAACTGACGCGCGGATACAGAAGGCCCGGCTCGCCCTAGAGAACGAGGTCAACCGGATCCTGCAGAACACCAACCAAGTGGCCCAGGACCGCGTCCTCGCGCAAGCAAATGCACGGCTGGATCGGCAGCTCGAGCTTGAGCGGATCACAGCGGCGCAGGTGCTCGAAATCCGACGCGAACTGGAGCTCGAGGCCACCGAGTTTTCCCTCTTCGAAGCGAAACGCCGCGCTGCCGAACTACGGGCCGCCGAGGAGGCCCGTCTTCGGGAGACCCCCCCGCGCGGCATCTTCGATCCACGCGCCGAAGAAGATGCGCGAGCTGAGTTCCTCACGAACCTCGCCAAGGTGAGTCTGGAGATTCAGAACCTGCAACTGCAACAGAACGAGGCGGCGGCGCGCCTGGTCGAACAGCGGACGCAGTTCGCCCGCGAGGAGTTGCAGGCCGCGACGGATCTGCAGGCGAACTTCCGCGCCGAGCTCGCCCAAACGGATGCGCTGGTGGAGGCCGGCACGATCACGATCGAGCAAGGGTTCGCCCGCACCGCAGATGCGGGTGCCCGTGTGCAGGACGCACTGGAGGAGGTCCAGTTCAGGATCAGCGACCTGTTCTCTGGCGAGGGCATCGACTTCGATGAACTCCAATCCAAAGTCGACCAGGTGGTCGCGCTCATGTTCCAAGCCGACGCGACCACAGATGCCCAGCGGGCAGTGTTCGCGGCCGCGCAAATCAAGCGCGACGAGGAGATCGCCGCGGCTGAGTTCCGGCTCGGCCAGATCCGATTGAATCAGAACGCCGAGATCCAGAACCGGCTCGTCGCCCTCCAAGAAGCCCGCATCGATCGTCTGATCGAGCTCGACCAGATCACACCGGGCGCGGCGAGTGCGGACCGCCAACGTCTCGCGCTGCAGCTTGTCAACGTCGAGATTGCCGAACAGGAAGCAGCACTGCGCCGTCTCGCGGAGACGCAAGTCCTGAACGCGGACCAACGCGGCGAACAACTGGAGCGGCAAACCGCGGCGGAGCTCGCCCTCCAGCAAGCAACCGTCTCCCGACAACAGATCCTGGTCGAGTTGTCGAACCAGCGCAGCGCGGGGTTCCAGGCTGAGATCGACGGCGCGACGGAAGCGCTTGCGGTGCTGGAGAAGTTGGAGGAAGACCTACAGAAACAGATCGAGGCCGGTTCGATCACGGTTGTCGAGGCCCAGGCGCGACAGGCCGCGGCGGTCGAGACGTTTCGCCTGGCGGTCGCGGCGGCGCGCGAGGAACTCCGACTGCTTGGGTCGGGTGAGGACATCGACCCGATCGAGTTCGAAGAACGCGTCGCGGAGCTCAACGCGATCCTCCAAGACGGACTCGTCACCCCGGAACTCAAGCAAGAGATCCAGACGCTCGGGCAGTTCCTGGTCGAGAACCTCGAGGCACCGCTGACGGGTCTGTTCAGTGATCTCATCTCGGGCACGAAGTCGGTCCGCAATGCCTTCGCCGACATGCTCGACGCGATCGCGGATCAGATCGCCAAGTTCCTCATCCAGCAGGCCGTCCAGGGGCTGCTCGGTTTGCTCGGTGGCACCGGCCCCGGCGGCCCCGGCGCGGGGTTCTCGTTGCTCGGCCGGAACGAAGGCGGGATTGTCCCGGCGCGCCTGGCGGCAGGTGGAACCGTGCCGGGTTCCGGTCCGAACGTCGACTCCGTCCCCGCTATGCTGACGCCGGGCGAGTTCGTGATGCGCCGGAGCGCGGTCCAGCACTACGGCGCCTCGGTGATGGAGGGGATCAACCGAATGGTCGTGCCGTCGGATCTGATCCGCCACTTCCGCGCTATCGGTCGGACGCCCTCACCATCGGGCG